AGGATAAGGAGGGATCTCATAGAGACTTTGCCCTTGCGTAGTTTGGAAGGTGACCATCTGTGTCGAGAAAAGGGGAGCATGATTATACATGGTCCCTACAGCCTCATCAATACAGGTTTTTAGTTGGTAAGGGGTAAGCTCCACTCTAACGACTGGGTGCCCAAGTCGTGCAAGGATAAAGTCTTTAAGATTTTCTTCAAAGTGAGACCACTCAATACCATCCACCATAGAGGTGTTGTTGAGCTTATCCCAATCAATCTCATTTCTACCTCGATAGCCGTCACCGTTACCATCTTGGATATTCTGACCCGCATACTGAGAAAAGCTGTTTCCCCATGCGGCTAACTTAGGTTTGACGGGCATAGGCTAACTCCTTAAAATTTTTCAGTAGGAAGATCGAGCTTAGGGGCAGTAGTTTTCTTTTTAAGAACAGGTTTAGGAGCTTCTTTTACAGGAGCTTTCTTAACTTTCGGAACAGGCTTCGGCTTCTTGACAGGCTCAACCAACTCAAACCATTCATGAGGAGCCTCAGCAGCCTCAATAACTTGTCCCGGAGAAAAAGTTTTTAGACTGTCTACATGCCACACCACTAAAGGTTTGGAGGATTTTAGAATAAATTTTGCCATCTAATTAATCCTTCTTCTTTTTCTTAGAAGAGAATCTAGTCTTCTTTACTTTGGGTTTTTCTACAGGAGCTTCCACCACTTTAGGAGCTTGGGCAACCTTAGGAGCCTCTTCTACCACAGCAACTAATTCGTGCCTCATCCCACCGGGAATCCAATCAAGCTCTACAGTGTCGCCCGTGTTTAAACCTACTCGTTTCCCCGTTTGGGGATCAGGAGACTTTACTTGGATGAACGCATCGCCAATATATTTGTATTTCATAATAACACCTCATAATATATAGGCATAAAAGAAGAGCCGGGAAACTTTAATTTCCCGGCTCTTATTACTTTCTAACTAAGCGGCCCTATTATGGGTAGCTGATGTTAGGATTCACCACGTTCTTGTTCTGAGCCCAAGCAGCAGCACCAGCGTTAGCGTTGGATGGCTTGCTCGTCGGCTGGAACATGAAGTCAGCGTTCGCACCAATGAGTCGGATGATTCTGTAGAATCGGGACTCAGGAGTCACAGCGGCCTTACCGTAGCGAGTCAGGATACCCTTTCTCGGCTGGAAGGTCTGCGGATCAGTGATGGTCGGCAGTTGCTGGAGCGGGATGTACGGGCAGTAAACGTAGCCAGCGTCCATCGGGCCAGAACCCTTGTAACCGATCATGATCTCGTCCTCTGGGTACATAGGATCAACATAGAGATCGTACCTACCAGCGAACTTACCCTTGTACTCAATCGAGGTCGCACCGATGTTCGTCGGACGATCAGACTGAGGATAGCCGCCCTCAAGCTTCGCAGCAGACTCAAGCATCGAGGCGATAAGCGGAGAAGTAATCATCCAGCTACCCGGACCACGGAAGGTCGTGCGGTAGATATCCATCGAAGCAAAGTTAATTGCGGCAAGAAGGTTAGCGTAGATCTGACCAACGTGCTGAGGAGCAAAGGGGCTTTGCGTCCGCATGAAGGTTCCAGACATATCGAAGAGGTACACGTTACTGTTCGTAGCGGAGGGGTTAAACGCCCCAGCGTTAGCGAAGTCGTACAGGTACTCAGCGGGGGTGAACGCATCCGTGTTGAGGCCACCAGCACCAGCACCCGGAGCAGTCGGAGTGTTAAGACCCGTGCCACCGAAGTTGTTGGAGTTGCCCATGTCGAGAGACTGGCGGTTCCAACCCTGAATACCAGACGGATCGTAAGCAATCATACGAAGATCTTCGATAAGCTCACGGTCGATTTCCAAGGTAAGTTCCTTAGAAAGAAGATCCGTAAGTTCACCTTCAAGATCAAGGTTATGATACGCACGAAGATCCTGAGCCGCTTCCAGAGTCCAAAGGGCTCTCATCTTGCGGGTACGCGACACAACGGGCTGCTGCTCGATGTGCATGTTCATCTCAGGAATCTGGTCACCAGTCAGAGCTTCACCAGCGGAGACGCTGTAACCAAGAATGGTCGAAGCATCGGGCCACGAAGCAATCTTACCACCCATCGTGGTAGAAGGCGCACCAGACAGGTTACCGATAACCGAGCTATAAGCATTGGTATCCGAACCCTGAAGGTTGGCTTGCGGGTCAGAGGAGAGATCTTGGTTTTCACGGAAAACCGCCCCACCCTGCATACCGCCGTAGGTCAGGCGGTACTTGCTGTAGATCGTTTCAGTACGACCCCATGCACCAGCAACACGGTCAGCACCGAGATAGAAAATCTGCGACACGGGACCACCCATCGGCTGAACACCGACGATGCTGTTGGCAATGAGTTGTGGATAAACTCTGCGGACAAGGGGGAAAGCGAACTTCTGGAAAGTACCAAGCTTACCAACCGTGGTCGGAGCATCAGCCTCATCAACTCTATCATTCTTTTCAGCAATGATAGATTTGGCTTGGTTTTCAAGAAGTTGAGCAGTAACCTTACGGGTGTAATCGTTACTGATTCCCTCAAGCACAGGTTGCCACTTAGTTAAAATTTGAGAATTGTCATCTAACATAGTTTTTTTCCTTACTTAAGATTGGAATGAGGCATGAACTTCATAACCTCGGGGGTTAAGAGGTCATTCACAGACTGAGCTTCAGCCCTTTGTGCCTCCTTTTTGTCAACATCTTCTGCGATGATAACGGCTTTTTCCGAAGACTTAAACGGCTGATCCTTAGATTCCTCTAAAACATCGACAGCCTCTAAGAGAGTAGCCTTGTCTTCAGTAAGCTTGCTCACTTTCGTAGAAAGTGCATTAACAGAGGTAGTCAGCTTCTCGTTTTCCTCAAAAGATTTTTTGAGTTCTTCCGTTAAGATGTTTACTTCCGCTTCAAACTCTTGCTGCTCCTGAACGAGATCGGAAATTGCATTATCCTCATCGTCCTTTCGCAACTCCAGTGCCATCAAAGTCTTCACCGATTCGAACAACGAAGCATTACGCATCGTCTCGTTCTCTTCTTGAAGCTCTCTCACAGCTTGGTCTTTTAAAGTGTCAACGCGAGCGCGAATAAACCCTTGAACCTTGGCCTCTAAGCCTCGGATCTTTTCGTCTACCTGCTCAGTGATTACACTGTTAACTAGCATAGCGATCTCGGAAACCGCTGCCTCTGAGAGACCCTCAGGAAGCAGTTCCGCAATCGGTAGCGTTTGTTCTTTAGTTTTGTCCATATAAATAAACTCCAGTCATCAAATTATGTACAGATGATATGTATTAAAAATTAAAAATAATTATTTTTTGCTTAGTTTGTTTCTAAGCATCGTGATAAATACTTTTTCAGATAAGGCTTTATCATAGGTCGCCTTTACAGTGTCTTCGATAAACTGGGAGTCGATGCTCTCATTTACAAGACCGGGGAAGGCCCCCTTCGTTGACGGATCAGCCACCAAATCAAAGGTAACCAATTTAAAATCGTCATTAACCATAGCGTAATCGCCCTTTTCGGTTAAAGACCCCATTCCTCTAGACGAAATACCAAGCTTTACTCCACCTTTAATAAGGGCCTGAGCTACTTGACCACATGGAGTATTAAGGATTTCCGCCTCCCCAATCATATCGTTGCCGTTCATGCGAAGGCCCGTGACGAGGTGAGAAACATTACCTAATTTAACAGCATCATGCGTGGGGTGATCTAACTCTCCCATAAGTCTGCGCTCTTTAATGGCTTCATCCAAACGCTTCATCTCCCTAACCAGCAACTTTTTTTCGTAAATTCGTTTGTTGTGATTTGGGGAGTCGGCTCGTTGGAACACTCCTGCAATTTTCATGGTGCCAGTAGCCTTAGACTCTTCTAACACCTGCAAGTTTTCAATAATAAAAGTATCTGAAATGAACATTACTTATCTCCTGCTGCTTTTTTAGAATTTTTAATCTTATTCTCAGCACCGGGACCGTACTTCTTCATAAGACGATTACTTTTAGCTGAACCATGTTTCAGCGAAGTTCGCATTGAGTGAGCTTTCACACTCTTCCAATCCGATGAAGGGGTAGCAGAACCGGGAGTAAATCCCTTAGCAATTTTGCCACTACTCTTCTTCCCCCAACCAGCCTTAGACACAACATACAATCTATCAGAGCCCTTGGTACTAAAAATTTGTCCCACATGTCCCTGCTCTAAGGCTTTAGCAATTGTAGCAAAGACACGAACTCTAGACTTGCCTGATTTAACAGCCCCCTTACCCTTCGCCCCTTCCTTAGAAGCGTACTTTTCACGACCTTTTTTAGATCCTTTAGCTTTTTCTGCATCTTCATTTAAAAGGGTGAAGAGATTCATGAGGAGGCTCTCCGAGACTTAATTCGTTTAAGCATAGCTTTCATCGGATCTTTCTCTTCTTCCTCTTCCTCATCTTTTTTCTTAGAGGAGCCGCCCATGTTAACTCCTAACGACCCTACTGCCGTCATCTCCACCAAGGTATTCTTAACTTCTGCTAAGAGGTCTCTAACTTCTTGTACTAAAGCTTGGAGATCGGAGGTCTCGTTAATAGGTTCTGCAATAGTCTGCACAGGTGCAGGAGGGGAGGTAGGAGTATCTTTTCCTTCCAATAAGTTACTTACAAAATCGTTAGGAACTTGAACTTCAGAGATGTCAGGAGACTGGGCCGTTACGTCTGGGGAGTAAAAGGAGGTATCCTCCTCAAATGAAGGAGCAGTTGGGGTGCTTGCCTTCATTTGAGGGAGATTATCCTGAGCCATAATTTGCGCGGCTAGATCTCCAACTGAGATGTTACTCACTTATTTCCTCACTTGCCAGCGGCAGACTTTTTCAGTTCCTTCACCTTGGACATGACAGCCTCTTTCTTCTCGTTCGCTTTTTCCTTTTCGATAGCGTCAAGGTCAGCGTCCGTAGGCTCTACATCATCCTCGTCCGACTCCTCTTCTAACGAAAGGAGAGCGTCTTGGATCTGCCCAACGTGTTCAGCGATCTGATCGTCGGTAAGGGCTTCCTCAAGAACGGACTCGCAAAGAGGGCAAACATGCTCCTCAACGCTTTCCTTACCTTCGAAGTCCTTCTTACCGGGGTGCGTCTTGGACTTGTCGCCCTTACGCATATCGGTCGTGAAATCAGGCTTGTCGCCTTCCTTGTCCTTTTGGTTAGACTTGTCACCTTTACGGGCACCAGTTTCAAAGTCTCCCTTGTCACCAGCCTTGTCCTTTTGGTTAGACTTGTCGCCTTTCCGCGCACCAGTCTCGTAATCGCCTTTATCCTCGGGCTTATCCTTGCTCTTATCGCCTTTCTTATCACCTTCGGTGAGAGAAACACGGGCAGCGTCCCAAGCAGCATTTTGGACCAGAGCGTCAATAAAGCTCTCGTCTACTCTAATATGATCAGTCATAATTTTTTCCTTATAAGTTAGCTCAGGACTGAGATGTCCCTACATTATATTTATATACCCTACCTGAGGTATATTATTTTTTATTTAATTTTGTTATCCGTTAGCAAAAACAGTGGTTTGAGCAACCCCCGTAATAGTGTGGTTGTTGGTCTCGAAATAAGTATCGGTCTGACGAGCCACTAGAATGTTATTTACAAATACGTTAGGAGATGCAGTATTACATGGGGGAGTATGAGGCTCGCATTTAGGGTCATCAAAATTTCTCATATGACCCAGCATGATGTCCCCCAATCTGACTGCACCGAAGTCAGCAACAAATACATTAGGAGAACACTTGTCGGTAAGCGGGGCTACAAGAGTCCCATTACATGGTTGAGTTCCCACCGTACCGTGTTCATGGCACGTTACTATATCTCCCGACCCCAATCCTCTTGCAATTAATGGCATTAGTATAGTTTTCCTTTGTATCGACTATCGAAGTATGGTAACTCTCTGGGAACAATAGTTTGTTTCTGCACCTTATTAAGATTAGTTCCCGTTAATCTATCAGAGGTGAGGTAAGTTGGTTCCGTAGTATCTTTTAACACGGGGTAAACCTTAATATTATTATAGACCCCTTGGAAGAGGTTAAATCTAACCTCTGATGGAATCTGAAAAGTATCTACAAATTCTTTAAAAGATAGGAAAGAGTAGACATCCCCCACAGGGACTCGTTTTCCGTGGTAACCGTCTTGAAGATCATAATTGTCATCAATGCGTTTGATCACATTATAAAGCCTAGAGAAAGAAGACAGTTTAGTTCTAAAGGTAGATCCGTCACTGGAGAGCCGTTGAGTATAATCCCCAGAGGTAAAGTTCTTCCCCCACTTCATGCCATACTGAGTTGCTTTGCCTGATATATCTTTAGTGTCACGAACACTTTTAACATAGCTCTCGTTCTGAATCTCTAAGAAAGGAGAAGGATGTACCTTTATTGCGCGTTTAATATTTTGGCCTTCTTCATACACTGCCAATCGGGAAGCTCCTTGAAGGGGGTCATATTGAATTCTGTCAGTGGGTGCTAAAGCAAAGTCCGTGTAAATTTGTCGAGGATATACAAACCCATCAAGAGGCAAATCTAAACTGTTAAAAGTAAGTGTAACAAAAGCTCTCTCTCCTGCATCAATTGGCTTGACTAGGTAGTTCCAAATAGGATCATCAGAGGGAATATAAAAAGTAGCTCTTGGCCCCACATACGGAGACACGATAGAATCAAAGGTGGCCTCGCTCTCTCCCGGCTTCCATCCTAACTCATAATTTACTGTAGTTCTTCGTATACCTTGTGTCTCCACATTCACATCCCTAATAGTTTCTCTCATGCTAGAGAAGATAAGGATCTCAGGAATCGCTGCATTATCAGGTGGTTTAACCTCAATGTCTGTAGTGGAAGGAGGGGTAGAACTAAATTCTAAAAGGACTCCCGTGTCGGCTTTTAACAACTCTTCAATAACATTCTTTTGGTTGGCATCAAAAGCGTAAGCAATATTTCTATTAGATTTAAGTTCAACGTAATCTTTGCTTCCATCCTGTTTAACAATGGTAAAGAATTCGTTCTGCTGTTTGGGGTGAGCATTGGGGCCTGTCAAAGTAACAATGGGCAACCCATCATCATTCTGGAATCTTGCCCCCGTCACTTGACCAGACCTCGCCACAATAGGAAGTGTAAGGTCGATGTCTTTAGGAACCTGACGCATTCGTCGGACGGTTTGTTGATTGTTACCCTCCCCTTTATACTTGTGAGGATCTAAAGTGCGCCTAGTTTGTCGAATTAAATTATACGCTGCCTCTTGTTCCACATTAGGGGCTACTTGGGGTAATCCTCTCGGCCACAGGGATTTGGATTCTCTTGACATATTTTTAAGAAGATCAACTGAATATTCATCCAGCTTCCCCGCTAACATAGCTCTTTGAATTCCCCCTAACAAGTACCCATCCATCTTGAGACTAAATAAGTTTTGAGTTTTTACTTCTTCTAATGCATCCAGTGCGCCTTGATTTAAGGAATCCTTAATTAAGGAGGGACGATACATGAAGGCTCCTGCGGTTACTCCGTTGTAAGGGACAAAGGTTTCTCCTCCTTTACTACGCAGAACATCATTAATAACTGTGTGAATTCTTTCGTTTAAAATATCGCCGGGATCACCAAACGCTGGAGTCCGCATCTCAGCCCTTTTTAAAATCTCCACAGAGTTTTGAACAGTGAGAGTTCTCTCTACATCGTACACTTGCATTGAAGGGTCAAATTTTAAAAACTCTACAAACGCCTCAGTAGTTCGAGCGGCTGGGGAGTTGTAAGCATCTTGGGTCGTAAGCCCTCCCGGAAGGTTTGCTCCCGGTTGCGTATTCAAACCAACAATATCCCTCTCCTCTAAAGGTGGGGCAGGAATTCCTGCTGCGGGGATATTAGAGTTAGTAGTCTCAGTAGGACGATTCACACCTCCACTGTAGGGATCTAAAGGATTACTTACTACAGGGACTCCCGGCAGATTACTATTAGTAGTGTCAGTAGAGGTCTGTTCCCCTTGAGTAATTTCTCCCCCTGTAACCTCGCCAGTGGTCGTACCTGTTCCGTCAGTATCTTGAAAATCACCTACAGTAGGAGGAGTAGTGGAGCCTCCCGGAGTGATAGGGCCTTCAGGTTTCTTACATCGTTCTTCACAACTGGTTTGGCTTAAATACGCTCCCTGAGGAGGCGGTTGATCCGCAGGAATAAGAACAGCGGTACACTTATATTGGGGGTGTCCAGAGCATACCCACCACCTTGTCTTAGGTGTTATTGAAGAAGGAGGGGTAGAGGGTCCACCACAAACCTGCTCACATGCCGCTCGGGTTCTGTGCGAGTTAGGAGGGGGTTGTTGTCCTTGGTTTACTACAACACTAGAGCAGCGGAATTCGGGATACCCACTACATTTATACCAGATGGAATAGACGGGTCCACCGCCACCGCCCCCACCACCGGGAGTAGTGGGTCCACCAGTGGGGTCTGGCGGCTCAGGAGGTTCTTCATTTATACATACTCGTTTACAGTCATCAAATGTAGCGTGGTGAACACGATTAGGCCAGTCTTGATTTGCCATAGATGCGGACATCGGCTTGCATTTTTTATTATTTCCATAGCCTGTACAAATGTATACCTGATCAGGTAATGTCGGCCCAGTGATCCTAGGAGGCTCTGGAGGCCAAGGAGGGTCAATAGGATCTACATAGTCTCTAGGACCGATCCCGCCGCCACCCGTCCACGGAGGAGGAGGCGGGGGTCCACCGTTATCATCTCTAGGAAGTGGGACCACACCACAAATGGTAGGAGCCTCTGGGTCACCACCATTACCTCCACCCGGAGGTGGGCAAATGGGAGGTGCTACGCACACACATTTAGAGGTATCTTGCCACCAAACTGTTCCCATTTACTCGCTCCTACATATTCTCAATATCAATCTTACTGGTTCCATTCAGAGGCCCAAGCGTTGAAGTGAGGAGAGATGAATCTCCCGCCTGAACATCTTGGATAAGAGTAAAGTTATTTCCCGTCTCATTATATGATTGGTTGTTGGCAATAGGATCTCCAGTATAACCGATAATCGTAAACTTAACAGTAGGGTAATAAGCTGCTCCAAACTTAGGGGTTAACCTCATTGATTGATTAGGAGGAGTTACTTGATTTCCAGTCCCAAACTTAGTCCCTGCAAATTGAGGTAAGGAGATAACATAAGATAACCATTCAAATGGAGTATTGTTTGCATTTGGAAGGGCTTGATCTGGACCCTCTAGCTTATCCTTAATAACGCCGTTTTGGGTCATGGCAGTGGCTCCGTCAGGAAGCTGTTGAGCATTAGAGTTAATCTGAATAACAGCTTTCTTTTGTCCACTGGGGAAACTCACGACTGGTCCTTTATTAATGTTTAAACCAGTACCGAGCCCCACACCTCGGTCAACGGGTGATTCCTCTTGGAATTGGGTCACAGGACCACAGTTCACATACTCTACAAGAACATCATAAGAGTTACACCAAGAAGGGAAAGTAACTTCTAATTTCTTAGTACAAGTGTTTATCATTCCCGACCCTGCACCGGCACCCCCCGCACCAAATCTATAAGCTTTGCTTAAATAAGTGGCGTTACTTCCCGTAGGCTCCAGCGAAGCAACGGCTCCCGGAACATACACGAAGGGTCTATTAGGTTTATCTAGACTTTCAAACCACATCCACCAAGTAGGCTTTGGAATAGCCGCCGTGGAGGATTGAGGGCCTTGACCCATAAGGTTTAAATAGTTAGTTCCGTTCATAGGCATATCCCACTCGGGGAATAGCGGAATGTTTCGACCCGAACTACCTTGCGGTAGACCTAAGTAAGTGTAGGGGTTTTGAGAAAAACTAGAGTTTGGATCGGAAAGCCACCTCTTAAGGTCTGTTTGTCTAAAGTTGTAAACATATTGGAGATAGGCTTCTCGCAAGTACTGATCAGTACTCTCTAAATAACTTTTAGAACTATCAAAGGCTGCGAAGCTAACAGACGAAGCGTTAACTGGATCAACATAAGTAGCAGTTTGGGACTCTAGACCAAAAGGATCTTGAGTTTCTTGAGGACCGTCGCACATAGTAAGAAGAGTTCCCTCAACCCCATAGGCCAATCCACCCATCACATAATCAGTATAGATAGCTCGACCATTGTTAGTAGGATTCTCTCCTCCCGTAGCAGCATTTAGAGTAGCATCAATTGCCGTTTGAAGTTGGAAGGCACCTACGGCTGGATTAGCAAACGACAGCGGCGGGTTAGCCGCAGCAATACCTGCTCTTTCGTTGTAAGTAAACTCCGTCGTTCTCAGGAACGGTCTAATATCAATAATATCATTAGCTGTAATAACCGACTGCCCCTTCGTCACGACCACATAAGCAAGAGGAAGTGCCGCTTGCCCAATAAGGCCCCATGCATCGCTTCCCACCCCTAGCGCAAGGTTAGGAGCTTGGTTTAACAGATCGTCTGGAGAAGGGAAACTTCCGTGAACCACATTACCGTTGATACGTTTAATTCCTACATTGGCGGTCGCTTCTTTATCGGAAGCATTAGCCGTGATTCGCGCAGATCCTGCGGGACCAGTAGGGGATTCACACCCTTCTAAAGTTTCAATAGATAGGGGATTAGTTTGATTATTTTTCTCAAGTCCAATCCCTGCTCCGCGCACCAATCCTAAAGTCGGCGTAGTTATAGTCTTCGCTGTAGGAGTAGCCCCATTACAGAAACCCGTTTCATAATTATTTAAAGTAGTAGAGCTTGAATCAATTGGAAGACTGTAGGCTACTAGAAGGTCGATTCGTTGGTCAGCAGCAATCTGCACAACACTATCATTCTCATCTCTATAATAAAAATCATTATCGTCCCAAGCCGGAATTTCAATGGATGCGTCGGGGAATTCTACAACTGAGGTGCGGAATACGCCTCTCCACATTTGCACAAAGGCTAAGTGAACGCTGGGTAACGTGTCTACGGTATACCCTGCTGCGCCCCAGACAGTAGGGGATAAATGGCCCTTTCTTGAGGGTCCGGGCCAGCGAAACGCTGTGCCATACCCTTGAGTCCCAGTGTAATGGGGATACATCTCATCATAAGGAGGACCGTAGGTAGTGCCCCATGCGCTTCCCATAGTTCCGGGAGTAGAGTGGAAAGTATACCACGATTCTAACCCATTAACATTGTATGATTTAGACGATGACGCTGTTCCAATAAATGAATCCCATACAGCGTTACGATTCTCCTCAGTCCATAACTGAGTAATGGGCGGAATTCCAATTTGGGTAGCCGTGGGAGTAGACCCAAATACCAGCTTATTTAAAGGCTTACTAATATCAAAAGCATCGTTAATACGAGACACAAATCGCCCAGCATTAACGGAAACCGTTCTCCCCCCGCCAACCTTCGGCTTGAGTTGCTTGATCATAGTAATATCAAGCTCACTATCCCTCGTTAAATAACCGCTCCCCGGATTGCCCCCAGTTCCCGGACTACCTCCCGTTCCGGGAGATCCTTCGATCAATCCTTTAACATAAAGAATGTTTTCTTCAAGTTGACGCAGGGGGATGTTATCAACTTCATAGTAATAAGGATCATTAGCCTTATAGTAGCGAATTGGTTGCGTAAAAGAATAAGGTGTAGCCATATTATAAGTACCTGTCTAAATCGAATAAGTTCATGGAGCCAATACCTGTAGCTCTAGTGGGGAGGAAGAACCCTTCCCCTGTAGATTCGGTTATAGCTTTATAATAGCTAAAGATCTTCTTCCGCCCCGAGGTATCTAACAATCCGTTTTTAGCATTAGCAAAAGTGTTCATTGCTGATTCATCTAGCCAAATATTAATAGATGGATTATCGGGAAGCATATCCGCAGGATAATAGAACGACGAAGCTACATTTTCTACTTGCTGATCAGCAGGAAGAGAAGTAATATATCCACTAGCACCTAACTCAGGATAAATCGCACTCGGATTCAACCAATTAGCTCCTTGGTTATTAATTGCACTTACGTCTCCCGACGTACCGTACCCTTGGGCATACAGTTGTCGCGGAGGTCCAGTAATTAAAGTAGCGTCATCTGGGAAGGTAAAGCCCATACCTACATATGCGTTTGCCTTAGGAACAGGAGGCATATACGTCATGCCGTTGGCTACGGGATATCCTAACATATTAGCTTGAGGATCAATACCTACATAGATTCGGAAAGGACCAATATTTTGCGGCTCCGTTTGACCGTAGTAACCTAAGTCTCCCCCCGTCTGTACACCTCTTCCAAAGTAATCTAGAACGCTCGCCCCACTAGTATCCGCAGTGGAGGATGGAGCCCCTGAGAGTCCTGTGCCTGTGTCCGAAGTCCACAACGCACTGGGTCCATAGTAAGCTGCGCTTAAATCTTGAGGGTGTCTTGCACCGATCCCTCCGTTGGCTGTAACATTCCCTACACTCAAGTAAGATGCATGAAGCTTAGAGCTATCTCCAATGTTCCAGATTCTTAAATGGTCACACGCTCCCACAGTCGAAGCATCATAGTAAGGGCCAGAAGTGTTAGTCCATCCTGCGGGGAAAATAACATTATTCGCCTTAACCGTACTGCCTCCCAGAGCGCGAACACACATACCTCCATAAGAAAGACTGGAGACATCATTAACGGTGCCTGTATTAGATTCAGGAAGCTGAACAAAGGTAGTGCTATCCCCGTTAATTGGTTTTGAAGCCGTAGGGTAAGCAGCCTGAGCAACTAGATTAAGGTGACCAGCCGAAGGCGGATTACTATAGGGGGTAAAGGGGTTGGCGTAGAACTGCATCGAACCGTTGTAGAAATAACCTGAGGTAGCAAAAGTTCCTAAGTCTCCTGCTGCGGCTCCTGTAGGATAATCAAATCCAGCGTAGAATTTAGAATCCCAACCAGCGTGGTAATCGCCTAGGTTCTCCATGGTGATGTTCGAGTTTCGGTTGGCTACTAAAGAGGCTCTAGTAGAGTGAAGCTGTACTCTAGTATGATTAAGAGGCTCATAAAGACTCCATCCACTAGCATCAATTGCTCCCCCTACCGTTTGAGGAGAGAACTTAATTGTAGAGTTGTCTTCTGCTAACCCACAGATTCCGTATTGGACAATAGTGGTGGGACCAGCAATATTAATAGAGGAATTTCTACCTGCATACATCCCCGCCACTCTTTGTTGCTTATCAGAGTCTACTGGACCGATGAGGAAAGTATTAAAACCTTTAGTTCCGTTAAGATCTAAAGTACTATCATCCGTTACAGAAAACTCCAGCCCTTTAACCGTTTGCTCTATCTTACCTGCCGCAGAGTTAGTCTGAGAAACAAGCCCAATGGAGAGAGGACATACTGCATTCATGTAAGAAGCCTTGCTGATATCTACCGCAGGAATGAGGGCCTTTCTGCCTCCAACGTCCGTAATTCCATGGCTCCCACTAAACATTAGCCTCTCGTAAATAGTATCCATTGCGCTCACTGAAGTGGGAATAAATTGAGATCCTTCCAGTACCACATGTTGACCATTGTTTTGGAAGTTGGTTAGTGGGTTAAATGGACCCGTTCTCGTAATAGCTTGAGCGTTTTTATTGTAGTTAAAGACAGAGCCTGTAGAGAGTAGGCCAGCTTCTTGGTTGTGGTCCAAGGTGGCTTCCTGCACTTGGCAAGTTGCTCCATCTAAACTCATGCCTACCTTATTTTGGAAACTCGCCAGCCTTCCTCCCCAATCAATAAGAGATTCTTTAGCCCTAATTCCATCCTTTATATTCAAAAAGGCTTGAAGCATTAGGGTTTCCGAGCCATACACTTCTGTTACGGTTTCCCCTGCCACATTCAGACCGTAGCGATAGTCCGTGGGGGTGGTCAGAGTAGAGTTTTCTAAGGCCACTCCAACCATATTTCTAGTGAAGACATAAGGGGAGTCTATGGGACATCCATAGTTAGCAGTTAAAGCAGAGCTAAGTGTTACGTTAGAGTTAATGGCTTTCAAACCCGGAGTCTCGACAGACTCTTTCTTTTGATTTAAAAATCCCGCCCCGACACTTTCCAACTCGTAATTCATCGCAGCAACAAAGCCACGATTCAAAGTAACATTTGAGTTAACAGCCTGTAACCCTGCATGTCTACATCGAGTAGCGGTACAGTTCTCAATAACTACTTCCGATCCATCAATATCAAACCCAATATTAGTCCTCTGCTGGCCTGATGAAACTAGCGAAGCTTGGTTAGCACCATCTACGCAAAATCCTCGCACATAAATTCTACCAGTACAGTTTTTCACTGTTACATCACTCAAGGCATTGGCATAAATATACCCCGTTACTCTGGATTTTAAGGATTCAAATTCTACGTCTTGTCGATTATTGATTGCGTTATTATTCGGGTTTCTAACAATGATATCGGGGTACTCCCCACCATTATAAGAGTTATCCCAGTATTGATTAACATTAAAAATATTAGCAGTATAGGGAGATGTAGTAAGGAGTGCGTTTTGCGATCCAGAGTCATTAAACCCTGTAGATATGGCTACGGTTTTCGTAGATTGGGCTGTTGCTTTGCTCCACTCTGGGGGGAGGACAAAAGTTCTATTAAACTCACTGAAGAATGTCCACGGATTAGCGTGTTTATTACCTACTCTCGTTTGAGAGCCTACACAGAAAGCATTTGCTATCGCATTACTAGTATCCACCGACAAAGCGGTCGTAACAGAACTAGCGGTAGCGTTGGTCATGGCGGCGGAAGTAGCTAAAACGGCTCCACTTCCACACAACATGCGAGCAAATCCACGGTTGATAATCTCTAAACCTCCTCCAGAGGCTACGATTTCTTTGTTCTCCAGCCTTAAGGCTCCCAATTCCCCGCTCACACATACTTCAATAATAACTGGCTGACGAATAGTGTTCGGTAGGGCTTCTACCGCACTAGAAACACTGCCGAATACTTTCTTATTATCAATGCCGCAGTCAGAGACTGTAAGCATAATTGAAGGGGCAGTAGCAGACGCGGGGTATCCCGCCATTTCGTGGAGGAAATCATCTCGGTCCTCTAAATCGTAGATGGGCAGGTTGTCTTGCTCCCAGTTGTAGAAAGAACTGGAATCAAACTTATAAACAGGATCAACCCAGTTATTGAGTAGTTGGCCCGTTCCTGAAGCAAGGTAGAGATCGTCTTGATTGAATGCCATTTTAGAAGTTTAGTGTCCATTTAAAGACTAGAGCAAAATCGTCTGTCTTTAGAATATTATTAAAAGGTCGGTAAGCGCATAGCTGTGACCTGTTAGGGTCTACGCCTAGGGGGTTTTGCATAAACAACCCCACTTCATTAAGAGAAGTTCCTAGGTTATTACACGCATCCCTACCAACATATAGTATATAGGTAACAGAGTTCAAGTCCACTCGTTTAATACTATTATCCGAGATTAAGGGGAAAAACCAAGTGTTACCGTAGGTACCTTTGGTAGTGCTTTTAGCAGCCCCATTCCAATCCATTAATTCGTGAGCCATTAGAGGAAGGTTACTGTCAGGTCCGGACTGGTAATCTGCTTCCCCCGCTACTTGCCCTAAGGCAGATACTAGCGATACCTCAGAGACTCCGTAGTTAGTGAGTTTAGTATTTCCTAAAGTACCTAGTTGGAAATACCGAATTTGAAAATTAGTTATATCCGCTGCGCCTGATCCTGCGTAGAGCAGACCTAATCCTACTCCCATACCAGAAGTAATCGTGTTTGCATCGTCAAACACTTTCTCTTCTAAGCCATCTTCGTAGACTTTGTAAATCTCTAAGTGTCCTGAGACATCTAAAATATCTTTTTTCTTCATAATCTATCTACCTTTTTTAGTCTGTCCGGGGTGTAAATTAGTAATGTTATTTTCATACGATCCTGTATAATGATTGTCCACAGAATTGCTAATGCCTAAGAATCCAATTGACCAGTGAATTACTAAAGAATACTCTGCGGTTTTAACAATTGGAGAAAAGTTTTTATAAGCCATAAGGAGGGGGGAGTCTTGCCCAAATCCTTTAGGGTTTTTAGCAAATAATCCTAGCTCAGTAATGCTTTTGCCGTTTCCACTATTTTCATCTAAAATAATTTCGGACTCAAAAGAGTCTACAAAATACTTAGAAACTTTCCCTTCCGTTACCACTCCAAAATACTGATCTTCTCCACTAAATGTAACTGCGGATAAGGGCGCACTTGTATTTAAAAGCTCCGTATACGTTCTCCCCCCGTCAACCGTTGAAGCATTAAAGCCTCTGTACCTTTTAACCAATGTAAGGTCTGTGTCTACTCCATAGTCACTCCAATCAAACGGGGCACTTAGCTGGTAAAAAGTGGAGGACGCTTCCCTGACGGTGCCGCTCCACCCAATAGTGTCTGTACCTACTTGAAAGTATTTGGGGGCATAGTCTTCCGTGTACTCCGAACCAGCATTCTGTTGAATATCTAAAAAGGAGGAGCCTAATCCTGCCGTGATTAGATTAGCTTTCTCTAACACGGTTTCTTTTGTCCCGTCATTGTAGAGCTTACAAACTGTTATGTGTCCGCTAATCATGTTGAGACCTCAGATCTAATGTCCATTGAATCTTTAGAGTCTGATGATTCTTAAACCCTGCGTTGGACCCAGAGTCGTAAATCGTACAGAGGTTATCAGTAAAAGATTTTTTAGCAAATAATTTAAACTCTTGTTTGGTTACGCCTGTTGTAGGATTAATAAACACATTCCCAGTATCTGACATTTCAAAGAAAGGTGGTTGATTATTTTGGAGTGCTTTAGGACAATCTATTGTCCACAAACCTATTTGATGAAGACCTCCATAATTATTCATTGCCCATACATCAGCAGGAGAAATTTTAGTGGTAATAGTTACGAGAGGGTTTTGAACAAAATCCGTTAATACATTAGGGGTACCTAAGCCTGAGACGGAAGCTCCTCCTAGCGAGGGAGCGGGTTGTGAACCCTGTTGAACTCCATTATACAGAATAGTGTGGAATCCACGATAATCCATATATTGGAGAGAGTTAAATAGACTACGAGAAGTGTTTTTTTCATCATCAAACACAACCATGTTGGCAGAAGCATTTGCTTGGAAGTCCCCTTCATAAGAAGAGACTAGCATAGCACTTGTGTCTCGCGTTGTTGCCCTTGGGAAGACACCTTGGAAATAGCTAGATGCAGCAGTGGGATTAAATTGAATACGGTTCTCAAATTGGCCGAAAGATTGAGTCCCATCCCCACTCACTATCGAATAAGAAGTACTGGCCTCCTCTAGCTTTTGGTCTAGGGGATCGGGATAGGAAGGAAGCCTATAGGGAGGAGTATAAGAAGACAACGATGCTCCGTTGGCAACCCCGATAGTACTACTAGCCCATAAAATTCTCATCACCTTATCCGTGCTGATCTGATCAATGAGAGAGGTGACATTCGCGCTTACACCTTGGCATAAATTATCCGTCTTCATGTACACTTTATCTTTAGGAAAAAAGTACGCATTACCTGAGAATGATCCCCCAGCAGGACCATACGATAACGCCCCCAGCCTCCAGTTGGAGGTGTCCATGACGCGAGGAGCCACCCCCAGAACGCTTGAGGGGGTCGTGAGCATACTCACAATGCTCTCCCCTGCTCCATTGACTACAAGGTTGTCACCCTGTGCCACAAGCGTTTCTGAGCCGTCTGACGCGATGGCAAATACTTCTACCTTACCCCTCATGAATTTGAATATCCTCTAGCTGTTTGTAGGTAGCATCTTCCGTGGTGGGGAACATGCTACTGTTAGAACGGTAATTAAGCCTACTGCCACCGCTGGCTTCCATAGTCCCAGACGTAATAGTGGCATTTCTACTAGCTAATCCCGTACTAATCCCTTTCAGGAATCGGAACACAGCCTTCAAGTCATTAAGATCCAACTGTGCGTCTCCATATTTAGTACGGATTACTGCTTTATTATAGTTAGTTATATCTTTGATCTCGATGTTTTCTATCACTACAAACTTAGATAAGTGTCCCTGTGGAATGAAGATTTCGATAGTATATTTCTGATTGGTCCTATGAAGCTTCTTGGAAATTCCCGACTGGTAAGTGTCACTTAAGCGGATAGTTTTATTGTTTACCGTAGTAAACTTAAACTTATGTTCAGTTAACGTAGCTTCTCCAATGTTGTTGATAGCTTGTGGATCACTTCCTACCATTACGGTTTCAGTAAAGAGAGGTTCCCAACACCTGTAGTCGTAAACATCCTCGGTTAGGGGAGCATTAGCGTTGGAGCCGCCCTCTCCGCTACCGTTAAGGGAGTTTAAAGTGCCTTGAGGGAAGTCTCTAATTTGAGCTTTGTTGGTAGCAATATTGATTCCATTCGGCCCACTAAGGTCCGCCACGTTCAATGGCTCCCACTTGTCTAAGTGTACGTTGCAGTGGTCATAGACACCCTCGGGAACATACGACCACACTTGATCTTGCTCAGGCTGGGTGTGAATCCACATGGACAACGCTTGTCCCCCAATTTCGGCTGAACTCGCATCAATGTTGTGGGCCTTAATAGTTACTTCATACTCATGATCAGGCTCTAAGAAGTTGCGAGACAGATCAGTGCTGTCCGTATTATCAATATTAATTCTCAACCTAGGGAAAGAATTGCTTTGAGTAGAGCGGTGATACTTAAGTATTTGATTATTAATCAGATACTTTGCATACGAGTACTTACTTTGATCATTTCTTGAGTAACGGAAAATAGAGAAAGTAGGGTGCTGCGAGAAAGTATAAGGTGTTGAAGTATCGGTAATCTCAATCGAACTCAGCAGATGTTTATTTCTAAACTCAGGCGCGGTCAGAGGTAAATCTACCGCAGCCGAAGCAGCAGAAGTTCCAAGATTGTTTCCTCCAACCTTACCGTCCATTCCCGAAATACTTAGAACCCCACTTCCACCGTAGTAAGCAACATTAACTTCGTAGGCAGGGGAGCTTGCTGCAAGATACGCACTTGCATCCAACCCAGAGCCATCTGTATCTAAATTAGAGTTATAAATTAAGGGACCGTAAGTATGACTAAAGATATTGGGGCCACCAATTAGGTCATATAAATTAGCTGTTCCATGCCCTCCATACAGGGTCATATAAGTACTAAATAGCTCTTGGACAGGTCTACCAAAAGCAAAGTGTTCATAATAGTTAAGAGAACGGTCAGCGGCTTCCTTATTGATAAGATAGTTTCCTATCGAACGCGGAACATTTAACCCACCATGCTCTGCGTCTTGAGCATACCACGCACTAAAGTCCGAAGGAACCAGCAAATTACTACTGCTAGTTTTAGGAGTCCTCCCAGTAGTTACTGCTTCAAAATATCCCGAAACTATACTGCTGGCTTGGAGATATTTTTCTTGGTCATGAACCTTATTCATAACATATAGAATCTCATTAAGCTGGCCTCGTCTGCCATAAGTATTACAAGACGATGTAGCTACGTTCTGCTTGGCTCTAGAGGCAAAGGTGTTGCTTACAGCGTAGCCGAAAACAGAGCTAGGGGAGGTGAGATTCATACAAACGTCCCACACGGGGTCTAGATTGGAGGTGTCTAAGAGACTACCGATCCCATACTCGTAATCATTTTGTCGAGTAGCTACTTCTTTAAACTTTAATGCTGAGGGCTGGTAACCTAAGGGCAAATACCCGATGGAAGAGGAGTAATAAGGAGAAGATAACTCCAAGCTACCGGGGTTATTTCTTCCCAATCTAGTAAACATCTTGGTCTCTGGGAGAAGGTTGTGGTAGTTTCTCCTACGAAGAGCGTTTCTAGGTACAGCCGTATAGGTTGTTCCAGATAAAAGAACATCATTGATGTTATCTACCTGCGTTCTCTTAAACCTATGTTGAGGAATGCCATTAGCTGTGGCTAATGCTAACATATCAACAGCACACGTTCCAAAGTTAGTAGTTACTGTAGAAGACCCCTCATAAAGATCAGTAAAGTTAGGTCTCCACTCTCGACAATCATTATCAGTTAGTGCATCCAATCCATCAGCAACTGAGGAGATCGTAAGAAATACTTCGGGGATCGCATGGGCTGGGACTACTTGATCAATAACCCTTAGAACCTTAGTAAGTCCGTACTTTCCTGTAGAGTTAAGCTGCTGAGATTGCCAGTCAAATGTACTCGCATCAAACGACATCATAAAGTGGGAAGATTTCCCATTCCACATACTTAATAAGCTAACGGGATCGGGAGTCCTTTCCTTGGTTACATCTCTTAAGATACGCGCATAGTTAGGCGGGTAAGTTTTCTCAGGAGTATAGATGATGAAGTTGTTAAGTACTTTCTTGGCATCTAATGACTCTGCGGTATTAAGAACAAGATAGTTTTTTACCTCTGCTGCGAAGGATTTACTAACGCCGTAACATCTGAGGTAGTACTCGATCCTTTCCAACAGATTCATGCTAATTAAAGTATTAGCATAGTATTGCCTCTTTTCATATGGAGGAACTAATCT